CCACAAAAGATTGCGGCATCAAGGCGGCTTCATCCAGCAGCACACCTGCCAGAGTGATGCCCTGAATCAGCGTATAACTGCTTTCGTCCTTACCGCCGAAAAAATAATAGCGGTTTTCATGTCCCAGCCACTGCACATCCATGTAGTTTTTGGATAAATTGATTTTCGGCTGTACAATGCCCTCCATCCATTTTTGCAGGGGCTGAATGACGTTTCGTTTCAAGCTGTCAATGGTCTTTCCGCAGAAGGCAAAGGATTCCCGGTCAAAATTCCGCATGCTCCAGATCAAAAATCCAATGCTCATTGCCATTGTTTTGCCAGAACGTACCGACCCATCGCATACAATGGCATCATACTGCTTGCTCTCCGGCATCGCCCACCAGAGCATTGCTTGCCGCTGCTTGGGAGAAAAGTTCTGAAATATCATGACAGTCCCTCCTCCAGTTTTTCCAGCAAGTTGGAAATCTGCTTGGAACCCGTTTCATTCTGTTCTCCGGCAATCATTGCCTGCAATTCCGTTTCTGCGGTCAGCAAATCTGGATGGCTCTTCAAAAATTGATGCAGTTCCAAGTGTCGCTTCTGAAATTCTTCTGCCAGCTGTTTTCGTTGCTTGCGTCCCGGCGTATTAAGGTAGGCAGAGAGAAAAGTTTCCAGCGTGGAAAAGTCTGCCTGCTGCTGTTTAGCTTCAAACTGTTCCATGCCGGCTGCCAGGATGCGAATGCTATTCTTTTTTCTGTTCATGGACAGTTCCTCCTTCTAAAAAAATGAGGGGCAGAATTGCCCCTGTATGCCGTTTTCTGTTTTTGTGGAATCTGTTTCGGGTGGAATTTCTTAAACGATTCTACAGGCGTTTAAACACCTTTTAAACGCTCTTTTCTCCGGGCAGGCTCCGCCATTCGGATGTTGCTGTAAAATCCGTTCTGTTTTTTTGTTGCAAACGCCGTTCCGGCGGGACGAATCTACCGCCGTGCAGACGTAAGCAAGTTTTTTGCAAAGGTTTAAATTCCGATTACGGGTAATGTGACGGAATAGGTCTTTCCAAGAATGGGAATGGCAACTTTCGCTCGCCGCTGCCGCAGCTGTATGTTCTGAATCTGTCCTTCATATTGCCGCAGCATGCCGGAAAGAATCATACAATCTCCGCTTGCGGTCACAAAGACACGAGAGGCAGAAATCGGGAAGCCCTTGTTCCAGAGTAAGCGAATATATACTTCTTCCCGGCTGGACAGAGAAGCTGGTCGGCTGCCCTGCTTTAAAAAATACAGCACACCATCTGCCTGACAGATGTCATAATAGGACTCTGACCGCAAAGGCTCTGGAGATTCTAAAAACAAATATCCGGAAAAAATCGGTTCTGTCCGGTCTGTCCAGGTACCGTCTTTCCGGATGGACAGGGTTCGCTGCGGACAGCGGATAAAGTATCCTCGCTTTCGCAGGCTGGCTGCTACTTCGCAATCCATTCCGGGTTTTACCCGAATCACATACATACTCATGCCTTGTCCTCCTTCTGCTTTTCCTTCATGAACCGCCGCACTTCCTGATATAAATCCGGTCGTTCTGCTGCCATCGCTTCAAAAATCAAATCCCGGAACTGTTCCGCTCCGTTTTCCAGTGCATCCCGTGTTTTGACATCTACATTTTTCTTGTATGCAACCGCACGGGTTAAGGCAACTGCATTTTTGGAAAGTGTATCAAAATCCACTTCCTGCAACCGTTCTTCCGGCAGCTTGTTGATGGCATCCAGCATCTGATTGCACAGCAGCCGCAGAATGCCGTCTGTCATGTCCAGATCCGGATACCGGTCAGTTTCTTCCATGATCGCCCGGAAATTTTCCTGACTCAGCCGCAGAGCATCCAGTGTGCTCATCAAATTCTTTGCATATTTTCCGACTGCTGCCAGCGAAATGCTGACCCCGTGTGACTGGATATAGTCCACGATCTCCCGGTAATATGCTCCGGTTTTAATCATTTCATCCACAGTTTCTTTCACTGCCGGCTCCAGCTGGTCGATTTTAGAATGCTTCCTTCGTTTTCCCATTCTGCGCCGCCTTACACGTCAATGCAGACATCTGTCCGCACACAGGCGATGATTTGAATGCCTTCCGCTGTTACCTTGGCTTCCAGTTCCTGCATTTCTGTATCCGCCAATGTGGACGATTCCTTGCTGCCTGCTTTCCGCAGGCGGATGTATCCGGATTCCGTCAAGTAGTTCACCGCATCCCGAAATTCTGCTTCGTTCATGCTGGGGTGCAGGGCATAACAGACATCGGACAGTGATACATATTTGTCCCGCAGCAGATTGACTGCTTTCAGCACCATGCCGTTATTCTTGAAAAATGTTTTTTGCTGCATCCGCCGCAGCATTTCTGTCTGTTCCATCGTTCCGCCTCCTATCTGCTGCAGTAATGGTCGATTTTGCTTTCCAGTCTTGCCATAGTTCGGATAAAATCCTCATTTTTCGTTGTGTGTTCCTTGATATAGTCGATGTTCTCCGACAGCTTTTCCATGGACGCTTTGATTTCCCGAATCTCTGCCTTTGTGGCATATTTATCCGATAATGTCAGCAGATTATCCCGCAGTTCCTGCACGGCTGCTTCGTTCTTGTCATTCCTGTCCATGGTGCGTTTTAGAAAATATCCGATCACACCCAGAACTGCTGTAATCACGGTTGTGATAATGAAGAGGATAATCTCCTGTGTCAATTGCAAACGCCCTCCTTCCATAAAAAAATGTGTTATCCTGTTTGTTCCAGCATAACACATTTTTTAGATTCTTGTATAGTTGGGCGGCAGATTCACCTATTTCTTCAAAATTCTTCCTGCAAAAGGGACATCTGACCGCTCATGTTGGCTGCATTTTGTCGGTCAATGATGTCCCGTACTGTTTTTTCTGTCAGATGATAGGCAAGGGCAAGTTCCCGGTAATTGCCGCCGTCGAAGTGCTGATAAATGGCATCGTCCCGCAGGGGTTGCAGCAGGGTGTCTGGTTTGCAGATGTAGATGTTTCCGCCGCCATACTTCAATACCAGCCGTTTGTAGGCTTCGATCCCGATGGTTTCAGCAAGTTCTCTCTGATTGCCCTGTAGCTGTTCCAACGTCAGCTGATCCAGATTCATTCGGCATCGCCGCCTTTTTTGGCATGCTGCACATAGCGTTTCAGCTGCTCGATCAATCTCGACCCATCCGCCAGAGAAACCCATCGAAGAGGGTCTGCCGCAGATGCAGTGATGTGCAGTTCCTTCTGCACAACGCCTGCCATTCGTTCCTGAATACTGACTGGAGAAGGGGTGATTCGTTCCAGCTCATACAGCAATGCCCATGCCTTGCTTTTCTGCCGGGCGGTCATCTTTCCGGCAAATTCCGCCCTGGACGGATGGTGGCTCGGGTATTCTTTCCGCAGCCGCTTTCGCAATTCTGCTGTCACTGCTTTTCGTTCTGCTTCGGAGAGCGACCGAACGGAATCTTTTCCCGTCATACCGTATACCAGCTGATGCAGAGCATCTTCCTGGTTTCCGGATTCCACCATGCCCAGCACGGCAGCAATGCCATAAATTTTTTGCACGGAATCTCGTTCGCTCATCCGTCCGCCCCCTTCAGCCGGTAGTTTTTGTTCCGGTCTTTTTTCACGCAAATGGTATAGCCCCGTGCCATGCGGATGATTCTTCCTGCAAGGGCTTCATCCACTTCAACCAGCTGAGCAGTTGTCCATTCCGTGGATAAGATGGTCAGCATTCGGTTCCGGCAGCGATAGTCCAGCAGTTCAAATGCCAGTTTGACATCTGCATTGCTGACATCCTGCAAAAAGCCGCTCTTCGTCTTAAACAGATCATCCAGATACAACACGTCTGCTTCTTTATAGGGCAGCAGTTCCGTGGCATAACTGCCATCCATAAGAGCTGCTTTCAGCCGGGCAGCGTCTTCCTGCCAGACCAGATAGCGAACGGAAAGTCCCAGCTTGATAAAGCCACCAACCAATGCCGTGCAAATATGAGTCTTTCCGCAGCCACTCTGACCGCCGACAAAAAACCATGCCTGCCGCTCGCTCAAAAAGTCTGTGGCACATTGTTTCATGCGTGCCTGAAATGGTTGTTCCGTTTCAAAGTTGGAAAAGGTGCAGGTGCGGAGCAGGTCTTCCAGTCCGCTTTCCCGGATTCTCCGCAGAGCATCTCTGGTTTTCATGCAGGTGCATGGAGTCATCCATTCCCGTTCTCCATCTGTGTCAGCCAGCAAACCCTTGTCGTTGCAGATGTCGCAATGATACCCGGTCAGTGTACCGGGCTGGGCATTGTACTGTTTCACACGCAGTTGCATCAGATCAGAATACGTCAGCCCCGTAGCAGCCATCTTCGGAAATGATAGTTTCTCCAACGACTTCATCCTCCCATCGTTTTTGATTCAGCCAGGTTGCAGGGTGCGGAATGTATTTCCAGGTCGCCTTGTTCCAGGAATAGACACGGCGTTGCTTTGCGATCGCCTCCAGCATCTGCCCCAGCAGATCTTCGGTCGGGTGCAGCTTTTCAAATGCCCGGCGTGCTTTTTCTTTCCCGACCTTCTTTGGATAAGCCACCCAGAAACGGTCAAACAGTACATTGTCCGTTGCTTCTGCCTTTCTCATTCGCCCGCCCCCTCACAAAGTTCAATAGATTGATTGTTTTTCATGAAATGGCTTTTCAGCGTGCGAAAAGAGCCGAAATAAGGTAAAAATGTCATGTATTCCATTTTCT